ACAGGAAATCGACAACCTGTTGCTGAACTACACCGAAGCACAGCTGGCTAACACCAAGCTGGAAGCACGCAACGACAAAAATCACCAGCACCTCTACGTTCACCTGCCAGATCGCACCATCGTCTATGACGCATCGGCATCTGAGGCATTGGGTGAGCCGGTCTGGTTTACTCTGACAACCAGCGTGGTTGGTTTTTCGCAGTACCGCGCACGCAACATTGTTTGGTGCTATGACAAATGGTTGGTTGGAGACCCACAATCCAGCTCCATTGGTTACTTTGTGCAAAACACTGGTGAGCATTGGGGTCAGCAAGTGCGCTGGGAATTTGGCACGCTCATTGTCTACAACGAAAGCAATGGCGCGATCTTCAACGAGTTGGAGCTAGTCAGCTTGACAGGAAGCGTAGCAGTGGGCACAAACCCACAGATCAGCACAAGCTACAGCATTGATGGAAAGTCATGGAGCCAAGATCGGACCATCACTGTTGGCACCACAGGAAGCAACAAGCGCCTAGCATGGTTTCAGCAGGGCAACATGCGCAACTGGCGCATCCAGCGATTCCGTGGCGACAGCGATGCCCACATATCATTCATCCGACTTGAGGCTCAGATTGAGCCATTGGCATACTGATGGCAACCGCACCCGTCTCCCGCAGGCTCAACCTGACCCGCGACCAGCTCGCGGAGTTTCTGACCGATCAGCAACAGATCAGGCAGTTCGAGTTGCTGTTCTCTGCCGTCGATCAGCTCCAGGTCATCGTTGGCACAGACTTTGAGTATCAGGCAGACACAGCAGCAGCCACCGCAAACGAGGCGCTGGCTCAACTGGCGGCACTTGCTCAAGAATCGGCCATCAATTGCGCCTTGGCTGAAAACAAAGCAAATCAGGCATTGGAACTGCTAGACAATCTGACCAAGGCTGTAGAGGGCTTGCAAATGGCACCCCCGCCAAGGGAATTCAAGCGCTCAAGATACGGCTCGTTCTACGACACCACAACCCAAACTGCGACAACGATCAACACGGCCAAGGCCGTCACGTTCAACAACACCGATTTGAGCAATGGCGTGTATCTTGGCACCCCGACATCGAGGGTGTACGTGGACACACCAGGCATCTACAACTTTGACACTTCATTTCAGCTGGACAAGACAGCAGGCGGAACGGGTGAGTTCTTTTTTTGGTTTAGGCTTAACGGCGTAGACGTGCCAGACAGTGCCAGTCAAATCAGAATTCAGGGCAACAACGCTGAAATTTTTTCATCGCTGAATTACTTTTTTGATCTCAAAGCCAATGACTATATTGAGCTGATGTTTTCGGTGAGCGACCTCACTGTCGAAATTGCTGCATTTCCTGCGGCTGCACCCCACCCAGGCATCCCGTCCATTATTCTCACAGTTGCCAACAACATTGAAGGTGTCTTATGACCGTATCCATTAAAGTTCTGATCCCAGCAAAGCAGGCCGAGAACAGCCAGACCACGCAGTACACAGCAGTGAACTGCAAGGCCATCATCGACAAGTTCACGATCACCAACACCAGCGCTGGTAATCTGACCATCAGTGTCAACTTGGTGACCAGCGGTGGCGCACCAGCAGCATCCAACTTGATCATGGACACTCGCGCCATCGCGCCCGATGAGACCTACACATGCCCCGAGTTGGTTGGTCAGGCTCTCGAACCTGGCAGTTTTATTTCCACCATCGCCAGCGCAGCCACATCGCTGACCATCCGCGCATCTGGCCGCGAAATCACTTAATCAAGGAGAACAACATGGACAAATTCATGATGATGCCCAAGGGCTTTATGGGCTTGCCGATGGAGGAAGAATTCATCACCACAGCCGAGAACAAAAAGAACACCCAGATCGCTATCGACGACTGGATGCTTGGCCCTGAGAATCCATCCAATGAGCCAACAGCCAACAAGACCTTCTGGATCGCAGTTGGCAAAGCCATGCAAGTGGACGAAAAAGAGTCTCGTCGTCGTCGGTGCTCCAACTGCGAGTACTACGACAACAGCACCATGACGCAGGCCAAAATGGAACGAATTCCACGAAATGACTGGGACACAGATGCTGGTTTCCGTGGTTACTGCACCAAATTTGAGTTCATCTGCCACGACCTGCGCGTCTGCCAGGCATGGGAAGAACGTGAATTTGAAATGGAAGATTGACCAAATGCCAAAATGTGGGAAAATAACCAGCACTGAGCCGTTCGAGCCGCCAGTAGCTCACAAGCCCCTGCATAGGAGTTTTCGATGAGTCATGTTGCGGTTCAGGAAGTCAAAGCTGGCGTGCCAGCCGAGCACCTGTCAATCTATCACTTAGAGGCCGAGCTACTCAAGCTGCCTCAAGTGGACATGCCTGTCGATCACGATTTCTGCAATGGCTTGTACGCTCGGACAATGCACATTCCTGCTGGCACCATCCTGACTGGTGCAATCCACCGAGAGGAATCATTCTTCTTGGTGCGCAAAGGCGAGTTGATCGTCAGCACAGACAATGGCCCACGCACCCTTCGACCAGGCGACATGAGCGTCTCCAAGATCGGCACCAAGCGTGCTGGCATTGCCTTGACCGATGTCGAGGTGACCACATTTCACGCAAACCCAACCAACGAGCAGGAACCACAAAAACTGTGGGACTTGTTTACCATTCCAGCGCCAGCGCCAGCTCTTGAGGCTGTGCACACTGCGAACTTGGAGGAATCAAAATGACATTCGGATTATCAGGAGCAGCACTGGCAGGCATTGCTGTTGGTGGTGCCACACTTATTTCTGGCATGGCCCAAGCAGATGCAGCAGAAAGCGCGGCAGCAGCACAATCAGGTGCGGCACAAGCTGGCATTGACGAACAACGCAGGCAATTTGATGCAGTTCAAAAATTGCTTGCACCTTACGTCTCTGCCGGAGCACCAGCACTCGAAGCACAGCAAGCATTCCTTGGTCTGCAAGGGCCAGAGGCAGAGCGTGCGGCCATCGAGCGCATTAGAGGTGGAGAGACCTTCCAAGCACTTGCCACTCAAGGCGAGGAAGCATTGCTCCAGCGTGCATCGGCCACTGGTGGCCTGCGTGGTGGCAACATCCAAGGAGCACTGGCGCAGTTTAGACCTGCATTGCTTTCTAGTCTTATCGATCAGCAATATGGCCGATTAGGTGGCATGACAGCATTGGGACAGCAGTCGGCTGCTGGTGTTGGAGCTGCTGGGCAGCAAACAGGTGTCAACGTGGCAAACTTACTTGGCCAACAAGGTGCAGCACAAGCTGGCGCTGAAATTGCACAGGGCAAAGCATTCGGAGCAATCCCCGCTGCAATCTCTGGTGGCCTTGGATTATTTAGCGGTCTTGGAGGTAAATTCTGATGCAACCTATTAACTATGGGGTTCAAATCCAAGACCCAACGCAGTCATTCCTGAGCGCTTTCCAAACAGGCGCAAGCATTCAGGAATCAAGGCTTAAGCAAGAGCAACAGCAACAGCAACTGGCCAACCAGAAGTTGATCCAAGAAGGATTTACTAAACTACGCCAGCCAGGTGCAACTGCTGCCGATTATGCAAATTTGTCTATGATGTTGCCAGAAACACAGGCGAAGTCTGTGCGCGAGAGTTTTAGCATGTTGTCAGGTGAACGTCAGAATGCAGCACTACAACAATCCGGTCAAGTCTTTTCTGCATTCAAGGCAGGCAAGCCAGAGATCGCCATCAGCTTGCTCGACCAGCAGATTGAAGGAAAACGCAACTCTGGTGACGAAGCTGGTGCCAAGTTCTTAGAAACATGGCGCGATGTGGCCAAGGAAAATCCAAAAGCAACTGAGGATTATTTTGGCTTTACTATCTCACAAATGCCTGGTGGTGACAAAGTAATCACCAGTGCTATTGCATTGGGTGGTGAACGCAGAGAAGAAGCGAAAGCACCATCTGCATTGATTGAGGCCAGAGCAAAGGCTGACAAAGCCGTGGCAGATGCCACCACAGCTCAGGCTACTGCCACCAATGCAGCAGAAAAGGCAGCAGCTGACGCAGCCAAAGCAACGGCTGACGCACAAAAAGCGCAGGTCGAGGCCAAGTACGCAGAAAAAATCACACTTGCAGACATCAAGAAAAAGGCAGCTGACCTTGGGCTTACGCAGGCACAAACTGGATCGGCATTGGCACAGACTAAAAAACTTGGTGTGGAAAGTCAAAAAGCCGCACTCGAACTGGAAGCACTCAAAGCCACTGGTGGAATGGACCCAGCCAAGACATTTGAGCAGGAAGAAAAACTGCGCAAAGAATTCCAAGGTCGCACCAAGGTGTATGGCGAACTTGGCACCACATACAACAACATCAAGTCTTCAGCAGAAGCCAAGAATGGACCAGGCGACATTGCACTGATCACAGGATTCATGAAAATGCTCGATCCAGGCTCAGTGGTGCGTGAGACAGAATTTGCAACAGCAAGAGATACTGCTGGTCTGTATGAAAGACTGCTCAACACATCACAGAAACTGCAAAGCGGTCAACTCTTTGCGCTTGATTCAAAACAGCGTCAAGAGTATGTCAGTCTGGCCAAGCAATATCTTGACTCAGCCCAGAAAAAAGCAGGCGAAGACAAGAAGGCACTTGGCGTGGTGGTCAAAAACTATCGTCTCAATCCAGATAACGTGTTTGGGCCAGAGGCAGCAGAAACACCTGCGCCAGCGCCAGCAGGTGGCGGTACTCCTGCTGCTGGACAACGCAATGTAACGGTGAACTACTGATATGGCATATTCCATCACTACCAAAGATGGCATCACCATCAACAACATCCCAGACGATGTTGCGCCAGACTCACCAGACCTAAAAGCTCGGGTTGCAGCAATTCGCGCTGGTGGTGGCACAGCAGCTTTAGAAGCACCAGTGCCAGCGCCAGCACAATCAACTGGATTCTTGGCAGGAATTGCCGAGTCGATCACTGGCCGCGCACGCGCAACGCCTGAGACCCAAGCATTGCCTGAGTGGACAAGCATGCCAGAGCTAAATCAAATGAGCGTGGCATCGTTCAAGACAGCACTTGGCACGCTGATGAGTAACCCCAAGGAAACTGTGCAGATTCTGCAAGCCAACTTCCCTGGTGTTCAGGTTCGTCAAGATGCCAAAGGCAACTACCTGATGCGCTCGTCGGTCGATCAAAAGGAATACGCAATCCCACCAGGCTTCACGATGGGTGACATTCCACGCGCAGCCGGTGGCATTGCAGCCTTCACGCCAGCAGGCCGAGCCATGACCATCCCTGGTGCGATCGTGGCCGGTGGCGCAACTCAAGCAGCCATTGAAGCAAGCCAAGCTGCAACTGGTGGAGAGTTCAACAAAGGCGAGGTGGTTACAGCCGCAGTCACAGGCCCAGTAGGGCAGATTTTGCAACGTGCGGCACCTCCGGTCGTCCAAGCGGTCAAAAAGGGCGTACAGCGCGTTACAGGCAAGGCACCAGCACCTGCGCCAGCAGCAGGCGCACCAGGCGCTCCTATGGGCACAGCAATGGCTCCAGAAGCGCCACCAGCAGCTCCGGTGGCCGCAGCTATGCCAGAGGCAGCAGTTGCACCAGCAGAAGTGCCAGCAGGCCAAAGCAAAACAGCCAGCTTGTTCGATGACTGGGTGCAAAAAAGCCGCGCTCAATCGCCTGAGACAAAAGACGTGTTCAGCGCCATCAGCCGACGAGCACAAGCAGCTCCTGACGTTGACTTTGAGCTGAGGATGGTGAAAACATCTGACGCAGTCCCAACTCAAGTCGGTGAGGACTATCTCAATGCATCATCGATAGGCACAGCAGAAAAGATTGCAAAATCAAAGTCCATTCAGGATATTGATCGCGTTGAGGACGTGCTTCCAATTCGACTGGATGAGAATATGCGAATCATTGACGGCAATCACCGTCATGCCGCAGCTATCCTAAACAAGGACGAATACATTCAAGCGCTTGTCCCAGTCGGGAAAGGAACTGGCAAAGTCGTCAATCTGGAATCCATTAAGCAGGGCGCTCCCGTTGGAGCACCAAAGTCAGCAGCTGCACCAGCTGCACCAGCAGTAGCACCAGTCGTGGCAGAGATTACTGAGGAAGAAGTTGGCAGTCTGGTCAAGAAGGCATCCGGCACTGGCTTTGGCTCTGCTGGCGCACGCGACCGGCTGGCCGATCTTGCTCAAGTCAATGTGGCAGCCAAAGAAGCAGCCGACCGACTTGGCATCCAACTGCCTGCCGATGTGTTCAGCGACAACCCACAAGTCCGAGCAGCCGCAGGCCTGACCAGATCAGCCGCAGGCACTGAGGCCGAGGCCGCATGGCGCAACACCGTCACGCAGGCAGTGGACAAGGCCGACGATGTGATCAAGCAATTCGATGCCACATTCGTCGAAGGTGCAGTTGCGCCTGGCGTAGTGTCGCAAAAGATCAAGGATTCGCTGACCAAAACACGTTCAGACCTTAATGCTCAGGCAAGCAAGGTCTACAACGCAGTCGACGAAGTGGTGCCAAAAACATCGGTGGTCGACCTGCCAAAGCTCAAGGAAACCCTCGACACTGTCAAGGCTGAGGTGGGCGAAAAAGGCATGTCGGCAGCCGAGCGCAATCTGGCCAAGATGATCGAGGAAGGCAACATTACGTATGGCCGACTAAAACGCGAGAAAACCCTGATTGGCAACGCCATCAACAAAATGGAATCACCATACGGCAGCATGGCAGAGGCAGACCTCAAGCGCCTATATG